CCGACCTTGGCAGCCGATTCCAGCTCAAAGATCGTCCAGGCAACCTCCTTGCCCCAGGGCCGCAACGGATGCGGGACCTTGGCAATGTCCAGGTCAATACGAGTGATCTGGGTGGTGTTGCGGCCGATCCAGGAGATGCCGGATGTGGTCGAAACGCCGGTGCCCAGCGACCCAGGCGTGGCGTAGGTTGACAGGCTGAAGCTGGTCACATCGTCCGCGATCGTCACATCCTCGCGAAGTTCGATATCGCGGAGGTAGCTGACCTCGGCCAAGGGCATATGCAGCTCTTGGTCCAGGCGTTCCAACTCGCCGACCAGGAATGCGCCGGTGCTGTCAACGGTGCGCCCATCATGGGTCTGGTAACCGCCGGCAGGAAACTTCTTGCCGATCATGTTACCCGCGCTGTCGTGGGTCTGATAGGCGGCGGATGCGCCGACGCTGTCGAAGGTCAGCATGCCGTCGCGTGTGCGGAAGCGCCCGAGAGGCCGGCCGCTCCTGGGGATACCATCAAAAGGCATAACTTTGGTACTCCGTGGATTGCATTGGTTGCGGGAGCGGCGCGGTTCTAGGCGCCGGTAGACTGGTTAGGTGCCGGCGCCGCCGACAAAGCCGACGCTGATTTCAACGTTGCCATTGCTGTCGGCCGGGCCGTTGAACTGATAGAGTTCGGTATCAAGCGCCGCGGTGTTACCGCCCGATGCCGCGCTTTCGAAACCGCCCTGGATATGCGCGCCGGATGTTGCGGCGCACCAGACGAAGACCGCGCCGCCTTTCTTGACCGCAGCGCTGCCGGCCGGCAGGACCGTCATAATGTAGCCCATTCGCAGGATATCGATCGCGCCTGATGTCGGGGGCGCTGCCGATCCAAAGCCGATGGCGCCGTAGTCCTGATTAGTCTGCGGCTGCTGGATCGGGTAGGGGCGGACGGTCACGCCCCAAGGGGCAGTGATCGCGGTATCGCCGGCAGCAAACGGGCGGACGCCGTTGCTGGCCTGATCGATCACCACCGCCTGCCCATAAGCTGTGGGCGGGCTGCTGGCATCGATCAGCGCAGGCTCAATCGACGCAAAGTGGCGCCCGACATCGCCGGGGAAACCTGCCCCCATGCGAAAGGAAAAAGCTGTTCCAGACATTGCTCAGTTAACTCCGTTTGGTATGGGGTGGGGGCAGGCGCCGCCGGTTAATGCGCCCAGGCGTTGTTCTTCTTCATCTCCTTGGCAATCTTGTTGAGATCGCCGGGCGTTGTGACCTTGCCGCGCACGCCCATGCCGCCGCCTGCGCCTTCCTGGGCCTGCTTGCGACCAAAGGCGAGGTCGTTGGCCTGCTGGGTGCGGGAGCCGCCGCCGACGTTGTTGGCAGCCGCCTTGTCACGGACCACCATGGACAGCATAAGGCGTGCGGACTGGCAATCCATGGTGGCGAACGTTGGCATGCGGCCGCCGTTCAGTTCCATCATGGTCTTGGAGGCGCCGGGGTCCATCTTGAACGCGGTCTCCAATGCCTCGCGCCGCATGGTGCACATCGCATCATAGGTCTTGGCCGGGCGCGCATCGCGCGTGAAGGTCGGCAGCTTGGCTCCGGGCAGCAGGACCTCGATCTGGCTGACCAGCTCTTGGTAGCTATCTTCCAGATACATGCTGTCCTTGGCCTTGCGCGCCTTGTCGCCGGTCCCAGGCGGGGATTCCATCTCGAGTGCGCCCTCGATGGTCTCATCATCCTTGGACTTCTTTGCGTCCTTGGACTCCTTCTTGTCCTTGTCGTCCTCGTCCTCATCTTCCTTGGCATCGCCGGTCATGCCCAGCTTCTTGAAGACCTTGTCGAGGCCCTTGGTCAGCCGGTCCACTGCATCGATCACCGAGGCGTCCAGCGCCTTGCGGTCTTCCATTTCCTTCTTCTTCATCTTCTCCTCTTCCTCGTCCTCGTCGGGGTCCTTCTCGTCCTTGGACGCTTTCTTGTCCTCGCCGCCGGCGTGGATGTGGATGTGGCTTTCGTTGGCGCCGCCCTTGACCAGCTCCTCAGCCTCCTTGGCTGCGGACTCCGCATCGGCGACCTTATGCTTCGCCATGAGAGCGCGAAGCTTGTCCAGGGTGCTCATGTCATCGCATTCCTTACAGTTACAATCAGCGTCGTGGGGTTTGGCATCGCCAATGGAACAACGGTGACCACATCGGCCTTGGCTGACCAGCGCGACATGGTTAACGATGATGTTTTTCTGAACAGCCTCGCCGGGCGCAATCTGTTCATAGTCGGCATCATATCCAACCGAGACCTCAATCTTGTCGTCGGCAAGGATCATCTCGATGGCGTCCCGGTCATAGACCATGACCGTCCCGACGATTACATCACTGTCAGGGCCGTCGCCGCGCCTGGGGTCCATGATGGTTCCCATCGCAAGCAGGCGCCAGGTATCGGGGGTTACATCATCCTCTGGATGCTCATCGACCAAAGGCTTGCCGGAGAAGCTGGCCAGGGTACGCGGGGCAAACACTTCCTCTGGATGCCGATGGACCTTGATCATCGGCTCGCCAACCTTGGGCTGGACGATCGGCAGCTCCAATGGATGGTATTCCTGCATGCCTGTGCGCGCCAGAGGCACATCAAAGCAGATAAGAAAGCCTTCCTTGGTCATGCGCCGGCGGGGGCTGACCTTTGAAGTTGTCAGATAGGTTTGCATGATTATTAGGGGATAAAACGGAAAGACCCCGGTCAGGTGGTTGCGTTCCTGCCGGGGTCCTCGTTCCAAGAGCCGATTTGGTTATATGATACTATGCGATAACGCATAGGCCCCTCCTTCAAAACAGCAGGCGATCGATCTCGGCCAGGGCGCAGAACAGCGCAAGGGCCAACAGCAATATACCAAACTGAATTGCGATCCAGCGCTTCATTTTGTCGGCCGCTCGGCCATGATCTCCGGTGGCGGGTCCTCGACAAACTCAATCTTGAGGACGCGATGCCTGGGAAAGACAACCCGGCGCAGGCGTTCAGAGGAAGAATAGGGCTGATAAGGCTGGTCAATGCCGTCGATTGAAACCCAGTTATCTGAGCCAGCATCGACATCAATATCCTTGCCTTCATATTCCCGGGTCTCAACGCCGTTGCTTACCGTGACGAGCGTTGGTCCCTGCTGTTGGGCAAAAGCAGGCATGGGGGACAGCGTTACTACGACTTTATTCATAGTCAGGAACCTTCAATGGATGATCTGCTGATGCGCGGCCTTGGTGACCGGGCTGGCGCCCATCGCGTCCTCGGCGAACTCGGGCTTATAGTCGGGGAAAGCCTGATGGACCGCCATTGCGATCTCGGCCATGCTGACGCGCGGATACTTGACGGTCAGATTGATAACCAGTTGCTCAACCGATGCGCGGTCATAGCTGGCGCGGACAAACTCAAATTGGGGGACCGATGGTAAGGCCACAACGGTCATGCGTGGGAACTCAACGCCCCATCGATCCTTGCAGCGCTCGCGCATCATGCGGAACAGATCGCGGTAACCCTGTAACTGATCGCGCCAGGGGGCGTTCTTGAGCGCAAGGTCGAGGCGCAGCTTGTCCATCCGGTCGCGCAGATCGGTCAGGATGGTTGCGCGATGTTCGCTTTCTTCAAGATCGATCAAAGCCATGTCAGGAACCTCATTGCATCCCCACCAGATCGGGGTAGGCTGAGCCGGGACTACCCCGATCTGGCCTCAGACGGGAAGGAAACAACAGCGATAGTCCCCGCAATCTTATCAGCCCGGCTTTCTAATCAGATTGCGAACATGGATATATACTAGACCTTCTGCAGCACGCCTTCCAACGCGGTGATGGTCGATGCCGCGCCCGCGCTGTTGATCAGCGTCAAGCGGCCGGCGCCCCATGCCTTGCCATCGTTGATTTCAATGGTTGCTGCGGTCGCTGCGGTCAAGGCTTGGCTGATCGTTGTCCCGGCCGGGAAGGCGATGTCAGGACCGATGTAACGATCGAACAGCAGGGTCCCGGCATGGGACACGTTGATGCCGATCGATGCATTGCACAGCCCATTGCTTGGGAAGACCGCGGAGACAATCGATCCGCTGGCTGCCAGCGTTGTGCCAACCGCAAACGGGGTGCCTGATTGGCTGATCGGGATGGTCCCCGGTACGCTGACCGATCCCGAGTTGAGAAACTGTTGCAGGCCGGTGTAAGATGGCGGATAGGAATAGGGAGGGGCAGCCATTGACTTGTCCTTTGGTTAGGCAATCAAGAAAGGCGACGGTCCGCGTTCCCTCAGACCTGACCGGCTGGCGCCGGATCGCCTTTCCTGATCCCTACATCAATATACCCAGGCGGATTACTGCTCCAACCACTCAACCGTGACGGTCAGGACCGCGCCGGCAACCAGCGATGATCCCAGGCCGGACAAGGCGAGCTGCTGGGCAACGCCACGCAGGGTCAACGCCTGATCGTTGGTGCTGCTGAAGTCGAAAACCAACTGACCGCCCGCTGCCGAGGTAGCCGCGACCGATGTCCGCAAACGTCCGCCAGCCACGATACCGACCGCTGTCCCCGTTGTCGGGTTGGCGCTATAGGCAACAACCGTTGCCGTTGCCGCCGCATTGGCGCTGTCCAGCGGGACAAGCTGACCACCAGCGGTTGCTGATGGGGTGATGGGCGTCCCCAAGGTATCGGCGGTGCTGCGCTTGATCAGCGCAACAGAGCTTGTGCCATCGGCCGTTGAGATGCCGCTGACCGTCATGCGCTTGACAAAGATCGTCTTGGTGGCGGAGCCGCCGACCACAACGATGTCGGTTGCGGATGCTGCCGCCGTCACCGCCTGATAGGTCGCCTGGTATGTCTGGAAGCGCGCGGGAGCAACGATGTTGGGTCCGCCTGCCGGGCTGACGGTCTGGGCATGAAGCTGCCCCAAGATGCCGGCAGTAATAGTCAGGCCAACGAAACCTGACAGCAAACCATATTTGAACTTGTTACGCATGGGTATCTCCTAGTTGCGTTCGGGCAGGATGACTTCTGGCCAACATCGGCAGTTGTAGATGCAACCGGGATGCGACCGTTCCCCCTGCTCGCCCGAGATTGGGGGGTCGTTCCAATAACAGAACTTGCCTTCAAGCTTGCGATGCAAGGGGCGCACATCGCGATCCCTTGCAGTCCGCCAGATGTAGCCGTCCGATCCCACATGCTTTGCGCGAGCCTCGGTCAGAACAGCGGCGGTCCTTGCGGTCTCGGTCCTGGCGATCAGCGTTGCGTGGTTCTTGCTGACCAAGCCTGTCCGCATGATCAGCTCAACGATATTCTCGCCACGCGTTGACTCGCTGATGCTATTGAGCGCCAGCTCTTGGACGCGCTTGGCAGCATCCAGGGGTAGGCTGGTTATCAGGTCAACCTGTTCATCCAACAGGGCGCGCATTACTTCACCCGTGGGGGCGTTGGCGATCTCTTCCGCTAGGCCAGCGCCGATCTCCCTTGATCGCTCCCGCCACGCCTTGTAATCGCGCCGCGCAACATCGGCAATCATCTTGGTGGCAACGTTGCGCGCCCACGGCGCTATGATCTTACTGTAAGCGCGCAAGGCGTCTTCAAGGATGGTTGTCGCCATTGGGGCTACCGGATCGTAAAGGTGTTCGGTCAGCGCCCCGATCTGTTGGCTGATCTTGCGGAGTTGGATGGAATACCAGGTCTCAGCGTTGCGCGCATAGATGAAGCGGCGCTGCTGATTGCGGTAAGCCTTGGCAGCTTCGGACCTAAGTGGCGCGTCCCCGATTTGCAATCGTAAGATGCCGTCGCTGTTGCGTAAGGTGGTAAGTCCGCTTTGCCCCGGAGGCAAGGGCCGCAAGCCGGCCATGATCATCTGCCCTTCTGATATGCTCCTGCGGGGTCAATCCGGTTTCTGGCATCGGATCGGACATCAGCGGTCGATGCGCTGGACCGGGGGCGATTGGCTGACCAACTGACTTTGGCGGGGGATGAATGATCTGGCCCGTTATATCCGGTTGGATTTCCGGTGCAACAAACACCGGCTTATCGCCGGGGGCGCCGGTAGTCTTAGCTGCCGGCCGGATAATCTGACCTGTTACATCAACCTGCTTTTCAGGTACAAGGAATATCGGCTTATCGCCGGGGGCGCCAGCGCCGACCGTTGGGGCGGGGGGGTCGATGCGCTTGCCTTCCCTGATCCAGGGTCGGCGCCGGCTGACAATGCGGGTGGAGATGCCCACAGTCATAGCGGTGTCACATCAAACTTAATAGGAACCTGGGGGCGCCCATTCATGGCAATCAGTTCCATCGCGTCCGCCATGCGGCACATCTGGATCACGGCAATCCCGGCAAGCTGCCAGATGCATTCATCGGTCAGGCGGTCATCGCCGGTATGGATGCTTTCGCGCAGCGCCGCCATAACACCCACAACATCGCGCTCACTCATTCTTTGATGACCTTGTGCGTATCAGACGCAGGTGGCGGTGGCGGCTTAGGGTTACCTCATGACGCGCAATGCGCCCAGATCGCCAGATTCCGCGCATAACCGCAGGCGCATTTCCAAGTCATTGGGATACCATCTTGGGATGACCGCTACCGCGCCCTTCCAGGCAATCGGGGCAAGAGATCACATTCGCAGTATGCGCGGCAAACCAGTATTTGCATTGCCCGCATTGAACCTTGACCATCCCAGGTGGCGGCTCCCAAGGCTGGGCGTTGATTTCCCGCGCATTAACGTTATTCATTCCCCAACTGCCTTCAGCTTGGGGACGCCGCCAGTCGCGCCCCCTTCCATGCCGGGAAGCTTGGGGGCAGGGCGCGGGATGGCGCCGCCGCTGCCCTGGAAACCGCCGCCACCTGGGACCTTGGGGTTGAGTTCCTGGGTCTCCGCCATCGCATCGGGCGCCGGCAGGTCCTCCGCCTCTTTGATGTCCTTGTCGGTGATGTTGGTAAAGGTGCCGGTGTCCCGCCCGATCTGGCGCAGCTCGCGCAAGACCCCAGAAGGCTTGAGGACGGTTGCGCCGGCTTCTAGGACCGCGTTGGTCCGGGTGGACGCAACAGCCGCCTTCTGCTCAGGGGTCATCTGCCACAAACTGTTGAAGGTGATGCGGAAGTCCTTAGGGATCGGGATTCCCTCGCTGATGGCGATCATCTTGTATAGCTGCAACAGGAAGACGCCCAGATCGGACTTCTGGCGCTGCATGATGCCATCGTAGTAGGTCCGCAGATCGCTATCGCCAGAACTGTTGAGCCCACCTGGGGACTGCCCAAAGAGCCGCGTCAGGGGTATCTGCAAGGCGCCGGCAAGCTGCTGGCCAAACTGATTGAGCGCGTCTGCCAGTCCGCTGAATGCCGTTGCCTGACTGACCTCAAACTCATCGCGGCTATCGATCAGGGACATGCCCTCAATCGACTGAAAGCGCCGCATCATTTCAAAGTAACGGAAGATACCGGAGACCGCAAATGTGTTGCCAAGGCCGGACTCTGCGATGGCTTCGCGCAGGCTTTCAACCTTAATGGTGCGGAGATGGGCGCGATAGACAAGCTGCGCTGCGCCGGTTGTGGCGCTATCGAACGCGATCATGCGGTCATATAGCCGCTCTATGACAGACTCGCCCCACATGTTTTCCGCAACACGCTGCCAATATGGTAGGCGGATGCCTTCAAGACGCAGGACCCGGCTATGGTGGATCGTCATGTTGGGGATAGCTGGGGCTGATATGCTGACCTTGTAGAACTTTGGCAGGCCCAATGATGGGCCAAGTTCCGTCACAAGGTTGTTAAGCGAAGGCTCAACCATCCAGCGATCGAGAACGATCAGACCCTTGAACTGGCCTTTGCGTAGGCGATCGGGATAGAGCGGGGTCGCCATATCCTGACCGTCGATCAGCGGGGCAGCAATGCATCCACCATATAGGCGCGACCACTTAATGGCATCGTTGATCGATGGCCAAACTGCCAACCGATCGGCCGATGCATGCAGCTCCTCGCCATCCTCGGGCTTCATGGTGGATGTAAAGTCAATGCCGGCGCGGGTCATATCATCGGCAACGAGATCGACCGCAACGCCACCAAGCCATGATCCGCGATGCACCCATTCCAGCAACGTGTGGTTGCGGGTGATAGGGTTGAAGCCATAGGTCGAGGATGAGGTTGGGTTCGCGGTCCCAACGCCCATATTGAACAAGAAGTTCTGGAAGCTGTCGGCGGTCTTGCCAGACTGCAACTGATCCCGCTCAACACGCTGAGCAAGGTTACGCGCTGCAATGACTGACCGGCGACGGCTCATTCCTATATCCTGCTGCCGGCCGGGCTATGCTGCGCGGCGTTGATGTCATGCATCTTCTTCATGACACAAAGGGGATTGCAGAAGTGCATGGGACCGACAAAGGTGGCGGTCGGTTGCGGGGAGGTATCAGGGCTGGATGTCCGATCGCGCCGCATCCATTCAAAGTTAACGACAATGCGGCCCCGCTGGACTGGGGCCGTTGTCAGGTCAGCTTGGCAGGCATCGCAAATGTAACTAGTCGTCTGCATGGGCTGCAATCTAGTTTTGAATATTGCG